TAGATGAGAGGAGACCTGTAAATGTGTTTACAGGAGTCGACCCTGCATCTAGTACAAAGAAAGGAGCTGATTTTAGTGTCATATTTAATATTGCTGTCGATGGGGATAATAATCGGTATGTGTTGCCTTATTTTCGTAAAAGAGCAACGCCGTTGGATTTGGCAGATTCGATTATTAATAACTTCAGAACTTACAGAAGTTCTAAAACTCGTATTGAATCGGTTGGGTATCAGGAAATGCTTAGACAATATATTAAAGAACAAGCAGAAGAATTAGGTATGTTTATACCTGGTCTTGAAATAAAAGAGAATCCAAGGACTAGCAAATCTTATAGATTAGAAAGTTTGCAACCATTGTTTGCTAATGGTAAAGTACATATACAAAAAAATATGCAAGCATTTATAGATGAATGTACGTTATACCCTAGAGGAAAGCACGATGACTTGTTAGATGGTTTTTTCTATGCAAACAAAAATTGCTATAAACCTGTGCATGATGCAGAGCAAAAGAAAGAAGAACGCACATGGTTTACTAGAAAAAGTAAGTCTTGGAAGATATTATAAATAATCCTTGACACATATCTGAAAAATCCCGTAATTTTGTCCTAATACGTTTATGGATAAAAACAAGTACTTTTTAACATTTAAAGAACTTATTTCTAAAATAGATAGTTTAGATAAAGTAGAAGTACCAAAGGGATATATACAGATAGATGCCAAAAAAAATACAAAAACGAGTACAAAGCACAAGGACTCAAGGAAAAGATGACTTAGGTTTTGTTTTTGATTATCAAACTGGTGATGTTAATCAAGTAGAGATTGACGATGAAGTCCAGTTAACAAGAGAATTATTTCACGATTATAAAAGTGCTAGAGAGTTATGGGCACAAAAATTTCAAGAATCTGTAGAATTTAGAGCTGGTGCACAATGGAGCAATGAAGAACGTGATGTTTTAGAAGCACGAGGACAAGCTCCTATTGTTGTAAACAGAATACATCCTATTGTAGAAACTGCTAAATCTCTTCTAACATATAACTCACCACAATTCCGTAGTACTGGTAGAGAAGATTCAGATAGAGAAACTGCTAAAGTTTTTTCTGACTTATTCCAGTATATATGGCAAATATCAGCAGGAGACGAAGAACTTAAAAAAGCTATTGACGATTACTATGTTGGTGGTATGGGAGTTCTACAGGTTTATCAAGACCCTGATGCCGATATGGGAAAAGGTGAAGTATATATCAAATCCATAAATCCATTAGATGTATATATAGACCCAAATGCTAAAGATGCTTACGCAAAAGATGCAGCCAATATATTAGTAACTACTTATATGACAGACGAACAAGCTATGCAGGTTTATCCTGAGTTTACTGATATTATTGAGCAGTCTTCTATGCATCCAGACGAATCCGATGATTACCCTGTTACTGATTTAGCAGCTACAGAAGGACAGTTATTTACTACAGATGGAACAGAAACTGTACATAATAGAAGACAATACATAGAACGCTACTCAAAAGAAATGCATTCTTACTATAATTGTTATGAACCTTTTTCACAGCAAGAACATTTGTTAGACGAAAAAGAATACAAAGCATATTTAATGAAATACTATATGAAAGTAAAAACAATTAAAGGTGAAGAAATTATTTTATTTGAAGAAGAGTCTGTAAAAGAAATGTTTGAAATTATAGAAGATACAGGTATGATGTTCCACTATGAACTACCTGACCCTGAATTTGATGAAATGGGCAGACCTATACAACAAGAACCTATTAGAGTTCCAGGTGAAGAAGATGAAAACTCAATACCTGGTTCTACTACAATTTTAATTCCTATGACTGTAGAAGAATTAATTGGCATGGGCGACATTGTTTCTAATCAAATAGAAGAATGTAGAGTTAAAGTAGTTGTAAGCGTTGGTGATAAAAAATTATATGAACGTTTATTACCAACAGAAGATTATCCTATTATTCCTTTAATGAACGTACATCATAGAAATCCATTTCCAGAATCTGATGTTAGATTATATAGACCTTTACAAGAATATATAAATAAAATACGTTCATTAATTATTGCACACGCAAGCACAAGTACAAATGTTAAACTTCTTATACCTAGAGGTTCTGCTGATTTAAATCAAATAGAACAAGAATGGAGCAAAGCAGGTACTAGTGTTATTGAGTTTGATGCAGAGTTAGGTGCACCGATTGTAGCTGGCCCAGTCCCTTTACCAAATGAGTTGTATAAAAATGAAGCTGATGCTAAGTATGACTTAGAATACGGCTTTGGTATTTTTGAACTTATGCAAGGTAGTGGTAAAAGTGCACCGTCAACATACAGAGGAACATTGGTTGTAGACGAATTTGGTCAGCGTAGAATTAAATCAAGAAGAGATGACATAGAAGGTATGTTGAATCAAGTAGGTAAAGTAGCTATACCATTAATGCAGCAATTATATACAGAAGAAAAAGTAATTAGACTTTTACAACCTAACGGAACAGAAAAAGAAGAAAAATTTAATTTTTATAAAGAAATGGAAAATGGAGAAGTAGAAAGATTTCATGATATTGGAGTAGGTAAGTATGATATACAAGTTGTATCAGGTTCTACATTACCTACAAATAGAATGGCACTATTAAATACTTATATGGAAATGTATAAGATGGGATTAATAGACCAAACAGAAGTATTAAAGAAGTCAGAACTTGTAGATTTAGATGGTGTATTGGAAAGAAGTGGACAAATGAAACAAATGCAACAACAAATGCAAGCTATGGCAGAAGAATTAAAGAAAGTCAAAGGCGATTTACAAACTTCTGATAGAGAAGCAGTACACGCTAAGAAACGACTAGAAGTAGAAAAATTCAGTGGAGAGTTAGATAAAGTATCTAACAGAGCTGATATGGCAACTACGCTATATAAAGCAAGGTTGAACGATGCAAAACAACAGTTAATGAACTCTGAAATTAGTCAAGAAGATGTAGAAGACGTTGATGTCTTTGAACCTATGACCGAAGAAGAGAGTTAACGAGGAGATAAAAATGGAAGAAAATACAATGGACAACGTAGATGGACAAGCAGTGGAAGGCATAACGACTGAGCCAACAACTGCTTCAGAAGACATTTTCAACGAAATATTTGGACAAGCTCAAGAACAGGTAGCACCTGACAGCCAAGAAGTAGTAGAAAATGAAACTCCTGATATTCAGACTGCGGAGGAACCAAAGAACGACCCAGGCCAATTTCAATATTGGCAAAGTCAAGCTGATAAAAGGCAAGCAGAAGTAGATATGTTGAAAACACAAATGGCAGATGTTATGTCAAAAGTGGGACAACCTGCAACTGCTCCTGAAGTTGAAAAGGAAACAGCGTTAGAAAAACCTGTTAAACCTTCAAGACCAACTGACTTTGACCGTTCTGAAGCTTTGACTGACCCTGATAGTGCATCAGCGAAGTACTTAGCAAAGCAAGAATCTTATTTGGAAGCTATGTCAGATTATGTAGCAAATTCAAATGAGCAAGTTCTACAAACGATGACAAAAGCACAACAAGAACAAGAAGCAGTTGCAAGGGACCAAAAGGTGTTAAGAGACTTACAGTCTAAGTACAACTATACTCCTGAGCAAGCTAATGATTTTGTTGCACAAATGTCATCACCAGATTCATTATCGTTAGATAATTTGGTGCAACTTCACCAGTTGAAAATGAACAATGGTTCAAATCAGGTTACACAGATAACCCCACAAGCTCAACAGAAAGCTGCAGTGATGAATCAACGTAATGAAAAGCTAAGTATACCGAAACCTATCGGAGTACAACCAGGAGCTAGTGACCAGTCGCCAACTAAAGACGTAGAAGATAAAATGATGGATGCGATGATTGGAAATTTCAATAAGCGTAATCCATTCTAATTTAAGGAGAAGGCAAAATGGCACAAGACGCAAACGGAGTATTTAGTCCTAGCATTGGTGTAGCACCTCAAGGTGTTTCTATCAATGATAATAGACGAGTATTCAATTTCGGTGAAAGAGTAGCGGAATTAAATCCAGCTGCTTCGCCTTTCTTCGCATATTTATCTAAAATTGCTAAGAAACCTACAGATGACCCTGTATTTAAATTCTTAGAAAAAAGACATCAATGGCAACGTAGAAACTTCTTTGTAGACGGCTTAATTGAGCACGCTGCAGGCGGAAGTCCTACACAAGCTACCTTTAACTTAGTTAAAGCAGACGACCAAATCGATGTTGACTATGATATTTATGGAAGAAAAGCGGGAGGACCCTATAAGGCAGAATTTATTACAGCAGGACAGATGATTGCAATCGAAGGATTGTTAGACGCTGCAGCTGGAGCAGGTTCTGATAAAAACCTTATAGTGTATTATAGAGTAACAGACTCAACTCAAAACTCAGCAGACACAGGTCTATCAGCTGAATTTGTTAAAGCTATCGAACTTGGTGTTGAAAACGGCGCTTTAGACGTTACAACACTAGCTAGTGGAGACAAAATCGTACACGCTGATAACAAACCTGGCCAAGTAATTGGTTCTGCATGGGCAGAAGGTGATACAGCACCTGAAGGTTGGAGAGATGAGTTCTACTCAAGAGAAGGATACTGTCAGATTTTTAAAACTGCAGTACCTCTATTCTCAGGAACTTCTTTAGCTACACGCTACAGAGGTGACGCTAACGAATACATGAGAGTATATCAAGAGAAACTTATGGAACATAAGATGGACATTGAGAATGCTTTATTATTCGGTTATGGTGAAGTAAATGAAACTTCAACAGCACAACAAAGAAAAACATGGGGTATCTTACCTTACACTGAAGTATACGGAAAGGTTAAAACCTTTACTTACGCTTCATCAGGGTATGATGACTTCGTAGATGCTATGTCAGATATTTTTGATGCAGAATCTGGTGCAGGTGGCAGTAAAATGGTACTTGCTTCACGTTCTATCATGAACTGGCTTAACAAATTAGGTGGTAGTTCTTTCTTAGGAAATACTATGGCATCAGGAGTTGGAACATCTGCTACAGGCGTACCAACATCTGCACCATATGGTGTTTCTTTAGACAAGGGACAATCACTATTTAATGGTGTTAATGTAACACAAGTAGATACCTTATACGGTACTCTTAACTTTGTTATGGAACCACTATTAAGAGGTCCATGGGCTAACCATGCTATCGTTGTAGACTTAAATAATGTAAGCTACAGACCATTAGCAGGTAACGGTGAGTCTAGAGATACTCAAATATTAACTAACATCCAAAACAACGATGTAGACGGAAGAAAGGACATGATTCTTACAGAAGCAGGTCTTGAAATTCAACTTCCAGAAACACACGCTATTTTGAAATTTAGCTAATAGTTGAATACGGGGGAGTTGCAATATACTCCCCCAAA